GTTTTTAATCAGTTTATGCGCTTCCTGACCACCTTTATTTTTGTGGTAGGTCGCAAACTCGTTTAACTTTTCGTGTAATTCAACCAAGTTCTCTGTATTTAGTAAATCCATAATAATAACTGCACACAACACTGTATAAAATCAAGTGGGGCTGTGTGCTTATTTTGACCACTTCTGCTGTTTAATTAGTTTTGTGCAAGTCGGGACGTGTTTGCAGTTCAATCCCCACCTGCTTTTATACTTTTACCGTTCTTTCAATTCTCAACTATTCGACTTTTTCGAATAGTTCAAAAAAAAAAACCAGAACCCCTGTCCCTAAATCCAACACTGGTTAATAATATTTGGGGTTCTGGCTTAGGAGCAAGGGGCAGGATTCGAACCTGCAATTTGTACGCTCAACTTGAGTGCCACCCCATGGATTGCGAGTTTGTATCTTACGTTTACCACGCTGCACGTATCATTAGGCTTTTAGCGTCTACCATTTCCGCCACCCTTGCTATAAATGGCCTGAGCTTCCCCAGGCCTACATTTAAGGAAATTAAGCAGGTTCAAACCCTGCAACTTTAAAATCTTTAGTACACTCCCGACACCGGGCATCAAATTCTGTATCTTCACCATCCTCTACCTCCGTAAATTGTGCAAACCGATCAGGATTAAAGAGTGTAGAGTATCCTACGAAACAGTGGGGACATCTAACCTCGTAGATTATATTGACCCACCCTTTAATGGTTTTCACATCTGCCATATCACTTCATTTAGATAGTAAATATACGCAAATAATAGCGATATTAGTAATATAATAATGATATAAGATAGCATGGAACTTATTTTGTCTATTCTATATCTTATATCAGCTAATGCATATCCTAAGATGAATCCTACTACCGATAAATAAACTAACCCAATCATGTTATTTTGTAATTTATAATGTTTCTATCCTCTTTCAATTGCTTCTCTAATTTACCCCACGTTATGGGGAACTTTATCCGGGCAAAATCTTGATTTATACTGATCCGGTGTTTACCACATTCTGATACCAGATATAGTAAAGTACCGTCTATTAGATATAACGTAAATACCGTAGATTTTGATATGCTCATGTCATATAAATTGTTTTGTGTATCGGGTTTAAACTTAACTTTACCTTCCGTTGACAACGTTCTACTCATTACACGTAATTTTCTATGTTAGTGATTTTATCTTCGCCTATACGTAAATCAACTCCGGTAGCTAGTCCATTTCTCAATAAATGTCTTATAGCTCCCCAGGTAGCTCCATTGGCTACCCCTTCCTTCGTGAATAACCTAAGGATCATATCTTCGTAGCTTAGTATTATTAAGTTGTTGCGAACCACCTCAATAGTCCAAGAACTATCCAATGGGATGTTTTCTAAGTGTTTGATTACTGTTTTCATTACAAGTATTTTTTGATGTCTACATTAGTGTATAGATTACCGACCCATAGTGAAACACGTTCACTATCTAGTAATGTTTGTTTTAGATCCTCCCACCTACAAGGAAACTTAATAGGCGTGTACGACGGTGTAAAACTGATTGTGTATTCTTCCACGTCTGTAAAGACTTGAATAGTAGGCCAAGATACATACCGCACACCCCATAAGTGGTTTAACCCCATTAATGTTACCGCATTTAATTTCATTTTATACTCTTTAAAAATGTTTTCAAATCTTTGATATCCTCCCGACTATCCACCTTTAGGATAGATTTGGTGATTGAACCATCCATAATACCACTTTTCAGAGCTTCCCATGTGATCGGCGCTCTAAGGTAAGTATCTTGCCTAATGTACAAATGATACACGTGAGAGCTATCCCGGGCTGTTAGCGATACAGCATCCCAGTTAATACTTTCTACCGCCCACTCCATGTTAGGATCCATATTCTTTACAACATGTCTAACATCATTGTACCTCAGATACTCTTTTAAATCAGGTAACTTCTCTGACCTAGTACCATCCGGGTTCTGGATCAATACTTTCGGGCTTACGATTCTATCGTTGGCCAGGATCTCCTTTTTAATACTCCCCCAATCAAACGACATTAAGTTCGCCTGCCTGGTGTTTATATCTAAAATGAAATGAAAGCCCTTCTCTACACAACTCATTTGTATAGAGGTGCTGATACTATCTACCGACCATTGAGTAGATTCGGGCATGTCTGTTAAAACTTGCAATGACTTCATGTTTCTAAGTTTTTTTTTAGATGAAAAATAACTCTACAGCGATTTCCTTCAATCGCTCCATTACGTAATCTGAAACTTCCAGTTCGTCCCCTTCATAGAATACTTCAATATCGTCCACTAACAGATCCAGCTTATTGTCATAAGTGATCCTGTAGGTGTAGTAGATATTGTAAGCGTAGTCATTTCGCTCAATGTGAAGGACATCTGATTTCCAGTAATTTAGTTCTAATACTTCTATTTGGTGACTTGCTACTAACATAATAATACAATGTTTAATTTATGGTATTTATTGCGTGAAGTTGAATAATTTTTATAAAATACGGTGGCGTATTTTTCAAATAGCTAAAACTGGTTTTCCAAATGAGGATTTGGTTATTAGCTTATTTAGGTACTATAATGTCTTATTAGGGGTATTTATTGCGTGAAGTTGAATAATTTTTATAAAATAGGATTTTTAGGCAAAATCGATTACATGGAATTTTGCGGGCCATTGGGCTAAATGCTAGGCTGGTCTTTGATTGTAGCGCTTTGATAACAGGATCCAGGATAAAAGGATCCAGGATAAAAGGATCAAAGGTAACCAGGATCCAGGATAAAAGGATCCAGGATAAAAGGATCCAGGATAAAAGGATCAAAGGTAACCAGGATCCAGGATAAAAGGATAACAGGATCCAGGATCAAAGGATAACGGATCCAGGATAAAAGGATCAAAGGATAAAAGGATAACGGATCCAGGATAAAAGGATCAAAGGATAAAAGGATAACGGATCCAGGATAAAAGGATAAAAGGATAACGGATCCAGGATAAAAGGATCAAAGGATAAAAGGATAACGGATCCTAACACCAGGACAAAAAAAAAAGCGTCGATGAGTAACTACTCATCGACGCTTTTTATCTCTACAATATCAGTACTACAGCAAAAAGCTGTTAAATAGTACTATCTCTTGTTCATCCTCACATGTGGTGATTTCGTTTACTTTTTCCATTAAATCACCCTCTGGTACGATATACCCAGATACTCCCGTATTTGTCGCTGAACCTACTAAAAATATTATAGGACCAGCACAAAAATAATCAGTACAATATTTTTTTATACTCTCTCGGTATGGATGCACATCATTATAATTAAGCCATCCACCAGCTATTACTTTTTCTATTATCTCGTATAGTTTCATATCACTAGATTTATGATTCTAAAAAATGTATGATATCAGACATCATACTCTCCCAGGCCACCCAGACAGCCCAGTTCTTGTAAGATACTTCTTCATTTATCGGACAATAAGGATTAACTATCTCCAGGCCCTCATTATTGAGGTAGTCAAAATAACGGTGTATGCGACCGCTATTTTGGTTATAAATTTTTTCTGTCTCATTATAATACGTGAGTCCCGGGATACCAGACTCTGCAGAGATATAATCATCGGGCCACCTCCTTAAATCGGCCCATGGTACACCACCAGAGTTTAGTAAATTGTTGAATAGTTCCGGATGGCTGCAAGTAGCTAAAAAATCTTTTTTAAACTTCATTTTGTTAGTTTTTTGTTTAGTAAAATTATTATTCTGAACATACCCAGAGATCCATATCCTGGTACAGATAACCATTATCTGCACACTCTGCATTATCCAATATGTGATCCCAAGCAAACCAGTATTCATCCTGGTCAGGACCATCTTTTAAAATCTCTAATTCGTCGATTAACTCCGATGAGTTAATTAAAATATCTGCGTGATCTTCTGCAAATTTTTGTGGTATGTATACACCTAAACTCCCATCAATTAATAACTTCATTTTGTTGCTTTTTTTTTTGTTGTTTAAAAATTTAATCCTCTGGGTATGTTAATGCTATGTACACCATACCCGCAATGCCTACCAGTAGGCAGACAGTTACAAATATTACTGCTATGGAATATAAAACTTCACTGTAATTCATTTTGCTGTTTTTTTTTTGTTATCAATGATTCAAATATAAGCCCACTATTTAGAACAAACAAATATTATTGACACATATTTTTATCTGTAATATACATCAACCTCTATACCAGTTCATTAGGCCCAAAAATATTTTTCAAACTTTTTCCGATCCATAGACAATATAACCGATTTTTGACATTTCAGATTTATATTTCTTTAATGTATAAAGAGTTGATAATCAGTACAACCATTGACTATCAACGCTTTATACATTACACTTTTACCTATGTAAATTCCAGGCCGGAATAGCTAATCCGAAAAACTCATATTCCGACGATTTTGCCAGATTCCGACGTTTAGATTCCGACAGAAAAATAATTTTTACGAATCGTTTTTTAAAATTACAGCTGGTGCCAAATTGTATCTTCCTTTACCGTATCCGATCTGCATCCGATATTCCTTACCAACTTTTTTGAGTTGACCAACACCACCAGATAGCATAAATTTATGATCTATCTTATATCCTGAAGATTCCAATTGTTCAATACGATCCTGGACATGATAATGGGTATCAATAATGTATTGGATTTCCCAAATCTTTATTGGTAAGCTTGATCCAATCCATCCAGATAATTCATCTTCGAACCTACTTATGAAAGAATAGAAAATATATTTATCTGCATCTACAGGTAATTCTGCATCTGAGTACTTATCTACTAATGTTGAACTATTTGTATAATGCTTCAGGTACATCAAATCATTATCGTACTCAATGACTACCTTTACCATCCACCGGCCATAACTTACTATTCTTACCTGTGATTCTACTACTCTAATTTGTTTGATCATTTTTGATGTTTTTAAGTGTTAATTAAATGCTACTTTTAAGTGCCTCGCTAATTGATATCCCTTTTCCAAGCTGTCCATGGGTTCATCACTGAAGATGATCGGATAACCAAAACCCTCTTCATTATCCCATGTATGTAGTTCCACATCCACAGTAGTATCTAACGGCAATTTGTGGAATAGTACTACGAAATCATATGCTGGTTTCAATGGATCCCGGGGCAAGCTAGTTTGAAAAATACCTTTACAACCCGGAAATTGAACCTCAAACCGCTGGGAGATGCACCCTCTACTAGATGCATCAATTGCTTTATCTGGATCAAAATCCAGTCCTTCTATCCAATTTTTTATATCCTTTTTCATATCTCAAAGATTTTCTCTAGGAATTGATCACTGAACTCGTTATAACCCTCTCCAAAATAAGATAATAGGTTTTTCATTCCCTTTATCAGTTCGTGATTATCGAATGTCTCATCGTGCTCTGATGCAATAAAATAAGGTTCCTCACGCCAAAATATTGGTATCACCCATTTTAATTGTGTTGGGTACATTGTCTTGATAGGTGTACACAAATCAAGAATTATATTCAGGGCCGTATTATAGTCTTCCTCTCTTACGATCTGATGAATGCGGCTCATCACTCTTTTCTCTACATTTGATAACTTTACTTTTCTGATTTTCATATTAACGTTGTTTGATTTGTTCAGTAGCAAATATAAGGGTACTATTTTGATATCACCAAATATTTCAACACCTTTTTCCAAACTTTATTCCATTTACCTTGGTACGATATTGAAAACCAACCAGTTACAACTGAAATAAATTTATTCCTGGATAAATGCCGGCCGGGTACCCTGGTGCCGGTACTTAATCGAAACTATCTACATATTGGAGTTTAGGCCGGTGATTATGGTACGTGATTGAATCCCAGTACTTTATACATATGTTTATGTCATATATAGATTGGCTGCCATATGGACCGCTCCTGGGTGAGTAGGCCGCTTTTGTAAAACCCCAGATTCCGACGTTTAGATTCCGACAGATTCCGACGATTTTAAATTACCTTAGGTTCCGACAGATTTTTTTTAGGTGAGATTCCGACAAAAAATGAAGGCCAGGTAACATCAAAAAACCCTGGCCTTCCTGGTATCCAAATTAAACCACAAAACGGGGTAAAATGAATGGAAAAAACCCCGAGTAAACAAATCACAACTTTTACGTATTTATGCCCTGTGAGGAATGATCCTGCATGGGCGGGATACAATTTCTTAGTAGTAAATCAAACAACTTTTATTGCATCCTAAATATAGCTCTTTTTCATGTGAAAGTGAAGGATCTTCATCCTAAATTCCTTACTATAACCCTCTACCGGATTATTTATTGTATCTACTTGAAATTATTTCACTTATCTGCTCAATTAGTTGACTGAACTCTCCGTTTACTAATGTAATAATCTGATGTACAATAACAATATAATAAATTATAATGATCAATAATAGTATAATGAGTAGTACCGCTACTTGGCCCAGTTTGCCTCTCATCCTCAATGTTTTAAGTGTTAGTAAGTGTTATCTCGATTGTCAGCCTCTAACCGATTAAACATATCCCGTAACTGCTCCTCTGAACTCATTGGTGATTGTAGTGAGGCCGGTGGCTCTACTTCCGGTAAATCTTCAACCTTTACGGTCAAATCAGAATATAAGTCAAGTATCTTAGCTCTTGTTTCTATTACTTTGACCATAGTATTAAGGAATCCGTTTGATCCTTTGCCTCTCCTGGTGGTTTTAATGCGTTTTAAGACCTCTTGACCTAATCCCTTGCCGATATCCCTATAATGCGTTTGAAGCTGTTCATCGGGCTCTAAAGTGCCTCTAAAGGCATTTAAAGCAAGATCGTAAACCTCATCCAACTCCTCTAAAATAGCTAACCGCTCTAATTCCTGGTCCACCATATCCTGATTCGCTTTAAGAAATGCATGGTATTGACTCCTTATCTCCCTGCGTGTAACTACATAATCACGGTTCCGGGCATTAAGCTTATCGGTGATCTCTAGCCAGGTATGGTTAGTAGATTTTAATTCTATAATCAAGTCTAAATCCTCTGTACGCTCTTCTTCAGTGCGAAAAACCCGTTTATGAAGGGGTGAGTACGATATTTCCGGTTTCATTTCAAGATATTTTTTCGACTTTGTCTGCATGTTTTGCATGAATAAATATATACTTCAGCCTCCTTAAAAATAGCTATTTACAAACTTTAAGCTCATAAATGACTGATAATTAAGTAAGTACGCAATTAATACCCATGTAAAATACGAAATTTTATTGCTATAGCCAAAATAAATTGAAAATAACACTATTTTTCCCAGTCTTTTTCTGTCACCCACCCTTTACTCTCGCCTACCTTGAACCTTCGTCCTTTGTGTTTTGTGAGTACCTTGTAATCTTTTTGCTTCGGTTCCCATCTATAGCCCCCGTCCACCCTCGGTAGTCTCTCTGCACCTTACTCTTCACTACTATACCCTAGATCTCTCATTATAGCTTGTTTACTACTCTTTGGTATGTCTGCATCTTGGAACACTCCCCTCTTATTATCGAGCAACCATTTAGCCAACTCTTCTAATGGTGTGTATTTTAGTTGATTATCATCTACTCCCATATAAATAACCTCTGGATAATCCTGGTAGTGTTCTACAGCTTCCATAATCTCTTCTTTGTTATCTACTCCCCATCCCCATAAATATCTTTTGTAATATCCTTTACGTACTACCCTTAAAAACTGCCCTTCTCTATACCTAGCGCTTAGTTCACCTGAGTATGAGCGTACACTAACTCCTTTAGTGAGTTTTTTCCCTTCAACGGTTATGTAGACTGTATCATTACTGAATTTTAGTGCTTTATTAGCCTTCTTAAATACCTTTATACTACTACTATCGAATATGTACCCTCTACTATTGACTAGTACATACTCTCCCTTATGGTACCAGGATTCTTTATTGTCTATAGCTTTTTCTACCTGCTCTGGTGTACGGTATAGAAACTTACCTTCTTTAAACTGGTAAGCTATATGTCTGTCGTTATTCATTTTCTATTTTGTTGTAAAATTCGGTTAGTGTCCTTATCCTGCGCCCATCTAACTTAGGGCTTATATGTTTGTAGCTAGCTAACCTAGTAGCTAAGATTTTATCTATTATATGTGGACACTCTACACCTGATCCCTCGTACTTAACTGGTTGATCATTTATGAAGCCTATTATACAGTACTCTCCTTTGTCATACCAACTATCATCTACTTTCTTTGCTTTATCTACTTCGTTTGGGGTTCTGAATACTGGTTGATCATTTATTACTTGATAATAGAGTGATCTTACTTTTATGCTCCCCATACCTAAAGGTACTTCTTCTGTGTAGTCAGTGATGTATTCTTTACCTGCTTGATTGTTTTCTTCTTTTAGATTGACTGTGTGTATGTCTAACCCGGATTCTTCTTTGCTAATGCGCTCCAATGAATTGTCGTTTTAGTGTCTCACTTCTTTTTATGCCTAACTTTAAATTTACTATCTCTCTACTACGTTCTAATACTTCGTTCCTAATGTATTCTAACTGTTCTTCACTGACTGCTGGGTAGTACTTTCTAGCTAGTAAACTTATAGTAGGTATCTTGTTGTTTCTACTCTCTTTTAAATCGTTATCCATCATGTGATCTATATCTTCCCTGTAGTAATGGATAATTCTATTTACTGTCTTATCTACCATCTTATCTATTTAGCAAGGTGTGTAAATATCTAATTTGGACCCCCTGTCGATTAACCTGTTCCTACATATTTCTATTATCTGTCTTAGGTCAGTGTTAGTTCCTCTTTCGTACTTGTACTTTATAATGTCTGGTAAGTCTGTCACTCTGTCTGTATCTGATTGTATCAGATGTACGGTGGTTTTGCCTCCCTTTACGAGTTGATAGTGCTTGTTTCTACGTACCCTACTTGATTTATCGTGGTTATACGTATGCTCACTATGATTAGAGCGCTTGTAGCCATTATCCTCTAAGAAACTAACTACCTGTTTTATGTAGTCTCTATTAACTAGGATATCTATGTCGTTTACTTCATCTAGTAAACCTTTTTCAAAGAACAAGTAACTACCGATTACCTCTACGTGAAAATACCTTTTTAATAACTCTACCATTCTAAATAATTTAAATAATAGAGGGCGGTGCTTCATACTCTCTACAACTATTTCCGCCCCCTATTCACCCTATAAATATACGAAATTAACTACTTAAATACAAGTATTATTGCCCTAAAACACCAGTTAATAGGGTGTTTATTCTATCTTTTAGCTCTGTAAAATCTATGTCGTCTGGATCGCTCTTGTATATCTGTAATAACAGGTAGAACATATCCTTAGACCTGGCCATAAGATAACCATCATCCTCATTAAAAACTGTAGCCACTGTCTGGTGCCTATCTGTGATTACTTTACAGTCTGTGTAAGTCCATAATCCAGATGTCCCTGTAAATTTAGATTTATAAGGTATCGGTTCCCTAGATTTGTACTCTGACCTTATAACCTCCTCTATTAATTTATGTAGTTCTCTACCTACATATGGGTCAGATAATAGTGTAGCTACTCTCTCGTGCATTTATCTTCTTTTCTAATTCCGGTGCTTTAGCAATTAAATTTGCTCTATCTAATGCTGTCTGAAGATGGTTGGCATATATTTTAGCCACTAGTTCACCGCTATCTGTATCTACTATATGGTAAATACTGTCACCTTCACCTGTTTTAATCTCCCATTTTGCCATCGATCTCCTCTTGTGTATAATTATGAAAAATAGCTTCTGTGTACACGTGCCGCCTATATGTAGCACCAAATTCTGATATACTGTACTTGTGTTTTGAATACCAGGCCCCATCCTCTCCTTTCTCCCACTCGGTAGTCACCACTCTAACGGTACCTTCTTGATCTCTCCCCTTCTGGGACGAATACCACACTTTATCTCCTACGTGGTGTTTAGGCTCTTTATAAATATACTTCCGCATTCTCAGCTAAGTTTTTAGTTAATAAATCAAATACATCTAAATGAAAAACCCCGTACCCTAATATCGTCTCCATAGGGTATGACCCAGGTTCGGATTCCAACTGTAAACCCTCTGGAACTGGGTTGAGTAACGGTTTTATATCTGTGATAGCTAACTTATGATCCTTACCATCTGCATCCTGCCAAATACAATCTAATACCGTGTCTTTAAATTCCTTTATCTGAATACCTTTAAGTACATACAAATTACCTTCATCATCTATACCTTTAAGACCGTAAGGTAAATAAATTGCTAACTGCCATAGTTGTATCATATTACTTTATATCCTTTACCATGTAACGTAATCCACGAAGGTTCATTGTAGCTCTCTACTTTTATATAACCTTCTCTAATAAGTTTCTCTGCTGTTTTTCTAGCCCGGTATTCTGTAACACCTAAAGCACTGACAATATCCCTCACTAGTGCGTACATCCTAGCTTGGTTACAAGCATATATAAACAACCATACACACTCTGAAACACTCAACCCGTCATAATTTATAATGCCTACAGTCTTAGTATTTTTAACCTTAGGCCTGGGTAGCTCTATAATCCTCCTGGAGACCTCTATACTTGTCAGCATAATACTCTATAATATATTTATCTATTATCTCTTTCTTTTTATTTATACCTAATATCCTACGCACCCTACTATACACAATACTCAACTCTCCATAACCTATTCTTTCTACCCCATCTACTACCTGATATACAGCTTTTTTAACCTCTGATTCCATTCAGTAAAGATAGTAAAAATAATCCATAAAACATACTAAACCAGTGTATTATCTGGGGTCATACTTATCCACCATCTTATATATTTGCCTACTTAAATAATACCGGTACTTCATATACCAATAGTACGTATAAGGGTCTAATTTATACCTTATACCGCTCCTTATTTCTCTACCTTTTACATCTATACTCTTGTCTCTATACATAATCACATTTAAATCATGGGAATGTAAAGCACCGGAAGAGTATAGAAACACCTTATTATCTAGCTCCTTATACTCTTCCTTAAATTGCTTTACAGCCGGGTAATTATATATGAAGGAAGAAACAACAACACCCAGCACTAAACCCATAACAACATTACTCATTACCTTTACCATCCCTCAGTATCTTATTTACATCATTAATTACTTCCCTGTGCTTATAGTCTAACTCCTCAAGGTTATCTTCTTCTACCCCTTCCTCCTCCTTGCATTTGTTGTAATCCCGAATCATCTCATTGAGGATATATATTATTTTACGCACCATGTTTATATCTATTTAATTTTTCTTCAAACCATTCTTCATCATACTTAACGTTATGTATATCCAGGTATTGTCTATGCCTAGTTAATAATTTGACCATATACCTCTTCTTATCTCCATATTTAATGTGAACCTTCCTGGTGACTGCCATTAAATTTTCGATCCTGTCCTCTCTAGTACATATATGGTGTATATCTACTGCTTCAGATCCTGTAACTTCGCAAGGTATAAAGTCGTGTCTATCCAAACCTAACGACTCTAAATATATCCGCTTGTACTTAACCATAAAAATAAACTTTTTTACTAGCTCTAGTAACTCCTACATACCATAGAGATTGCCTATCCTCATTGTCTCTACAGATATTAAAGTCTCTATGACATACTACTACATTCTCGTACGTAGATCCCTGAGACTTATGGCATGTTATAGCATAAGAATATCCTACATCTGCGAACCGTTCCATAAACGAGTACATATACCTCCAGTACCTGCCTTGTTTAGTAGTTAGAGCCATTTGTTTATATGCATGTACAGTTGCTATGTATTGGTCCTCACTATCCTCATGTAGTATATCTATCTCATTACCGTACCCCACATCACATCTATACACCTTAAATAGCTTATCTTTATACGGTAACTCTGCTATACTATACGATTTAACTTCTAATTCATCATTAGTGGTGTATAATACTACAGGTCCATTGACTATAGGCTTATTTACTACCAACCGCTCACCTGGAACAATCTTCTGATTAGGTGAATCGTAAATATAGTTTCTTATATCTGTATTTATCTCGTCTACCTGCCTGTTAGTGTACGCTATAACTTTACAATAATCGGGATTATTTCTGTAGTCCTCCTGTTTATACATGTCTAATATTTCAGGCATCTCTATCCTACCTAAATCATTATACTCCTTTATGAATCTATTTACCACACTAGGGGTATAAAGTCCTTTACGTATGTAAGCTGATAACGGTATAATACCTGATGCTGTATCTTGTCTAATAATATCAGTCAAGCCATGTGGCACTATATTGTACTGTTCTCTGTTACTCCGCCTAAACGGTGCTGCTACCTTGTTTTCGTCCCCTACCGGACGTAACTGTTTGTAGTCCCCTACAAAAATTATAGGTACCTTAGATTCCATAAGGTAAGTAAACAATTCTTCATTCAGCATAGAGGATTCGTCAACCACTACAGCATCGTAATTCCTAATGTTATTCCCTTTCGTCCTGTCCTGTACAAACTCCTGCTCACCCGTACGATCATTCACTTTAGGCATTAACCCTAACAAACTATGTATTGTAGCATACTCAGCTCCAGGTACTCTTATGGTATCTCTAAGTACTTTAACCGCTTTATTTACAGGGGCGGTCATAGCTATTTTACCCCCTCTAGAATATACATACTCCTTTAAAGTGTATGAAATAGTAACTGTCTTACCTGTACCCGCAAATCCATACAACAGTTGGTACCCTTCTGGTTTATCTAGGTAATCTAATAAGGCCTCTTTTACCTCTAACTGTCTTGGTGTTAGTTTCATAATTTTTTACTTAGTTTATCGCTTTCTTTTAAGTACTGCCTCTTCTTGTGCTCTATCTCATATTCGAATAGTGATAGTAATTGAATCGCTCTAGAGTAGTAAGGCTTCAAATGGTCCGCCACATTATAATGGCCTTGTAATTGCCTAACTACCGGCTGACAATCCATGGTAACATGTAACTTTCTACATGCATGCGTACCTAATATGAGCGCTAACCCATTAATAAGTGATAAGTACTCTGCTTTTATACTTGTACTATCAGTATCCCAAACCCCTGCAAATTTCTTAATTGTTTCCCCCTCTCGTATCACTATCCCTACTCCTAATCTAGTTCTTTTGTAGTAGTACGAACCATCTACTTCAAGGAAGATTTTTGACATATTCCTTTGTTTTTGGGGTCATAACCACGTATAATACACGCTGCTGATCTGCTAATACTTCTATCTTACCTTTATCTATAAGTTTATTCACTTCTGTAACTAGCATAGAATACTTAGCAGCAAACTCTTCTATCGTAAGGGCTTCTAACCCTGGTATATTTATACTACTCATATTATATCTTTATAACTTATGTTCTCTTTTAATATTGTTGATCCCCAAAATAAATAATAGTTATCTAACCTTAGGAACCATGGATACTCTTTATTACGGTCATTTACAGGTACCGTTACTACGTAATCTGTAATCCTATTCTGCCTAAGTAGCCCTAAACAATTACTCGCCCCTACACGTACCATATCAGCCTCTGCTTGCTTCATAATATTAGGTATTATAGAATTACTTCTGGTACCTTCTAGATTTCCTAGGTATTTTAGATGTTTAGTCTCAATCACCGTGTCAAACTCTTTCATGAACTCTATATCTACTGGCACTATATCACCGGCCAGCCATATAGCTTCGTTATGAATGCCTCCAGAATTTGCAACCCGGATAAATTCTTTACCTGTCCATTCTTCCATAAATCTGCATGCCCTTCTCTCATTCCTATTGCCCTTTCTTTTACTATTAATCCTAGTCATAAATAGTTCCATTATCATCTTTAGTTACCTGGATAAATTCTACCCCGTCGGTTACCTTATCTTTATTGTGGGTAATAACATAGATAGATTTATCCTGATACATTTTAATTATCTCAAATACCATGGATGTCCCTACCTCATCTAAACCTTCAAATACCTCATCTAGTAGTAGTATATTCATGGTAACTGTCTTAGAAGATATAACTTCATACAGTGCGAACAATATACCAATATTTACTCTCTGTTGTTCTCCCCCTGATAAAGATTTATAATTTTTATATACCCCCTTATCATAACACTCCAACAAGAAAGGCCTAGATTTCTTAGTCTTATCTATCGTAAGCCTCACTGCCATGCCTAATACTTCTGAGTACCTTGTCAAAGCTTTATTGAAGGCTACTAGAATGCTTTCATATAGATAAGTGGTAACACCCCCGGAACCTAAACCTACCCTAGACCACCAATCCAGATATTTAATTTTATCTTCATACTTTTTAGACTCTACCTTCAACTCAGTCACTATAGCCTCCTGCTTATCTATTTCATCCTTTATATGTTCTATCTTTTTAATAGTTTCCTCATATTCATCCTCTAGTTCCGCATACCTCTCATTTAAATACTGTATCCGCTCTTTTACTGTTTTTAAGGTATAATTATTGGTCTCCACTGTATTCCTTATAGATTCCAGCTGATCTTTAGCTAGCCTATGTTTTTCTTTTAGAGTTTCTAGAGTATTCCTTATATCTAACTGCTTTTTAGCGGCCTCCATATTCTGCTTTACTTGGTACATTTCTTTACGCATCTCTTGTACCTGCCGTTCAGCTTCTTTAGCTGACTCTTCAGCTTCTTTGGTTACTCTTTCTATAGTATCGGAAGTAACTATAGATCCGCACACTGTACATGTATCCCCTTCATTTATGGTGGTTATCTTTGTTACTGTATCCCGGGTCTGCTGAATACTCCTCTGTAGTGATTGGTGTTCAGAACTATAATTTATATATCGCTCCTCTATCTCTCTGAAATTATATTTACTTTCCACCATCTTAATTCTCTGCCTAATCTTAGCCTCTACTTCAACCACTCTAGCGTACTCTTTATTAGCCTCCTCATTAGACTTTTTAGCTCTCCTTCCCATATCAACCTCAGAATCTATACGCTTATTAATTTCAGCTAGTTTAGCATTTAATATCTCCCTAGCGTGCTCCTCATCCTTACCTAAATGCTCGTATTGATCTTGTAGAGCTGTTAACCTCCCCTCTTCCCGGTTAATCTTATTAATTACTTTATTGTTCTCATTAGTCTGCTCTCTACGATCTTCTTGCACCTTATTTTTTATAGTATCTAAATCTGATACTATATGAGCAAGGATATCCTCAAATATCTTACGTTTATCACCGTCCGGTGAATCCATTAATCTGTCAGTATTCTGCCCAAAGAAAACAGAGTTCTGGAACGTGGTGGCATCCATACCTAGCTTACTCTCCAATATGCGCTGACTATCCGCTAACTTTACTTCATTAAGTAAGTCTATCTCCTTTACCTTATCTATCATAGTTAGACCACTGGGATCTACTAAATACGGAAACGAATGTTTATTTCTATACGTCCTTACTACTTTATACGGATGGCCATCTATCTCCATATCTATAGATACATAAGTACCTTTAAATCCTTTGCCTCTATATTCTTTTAGAGTTGGTATATCTGAATTAACTACATTCTTAGTGGTTCTACCAAATAAGCACCAGAATATAGCATTAAATAAAGTAGTCTTACCAACTCCATTCTCCCCAACTATTATATTCAACCCTGGCCTGTATAAATTATAGGTTAGATCTAGTATAGACCCGAAACCTTTAATATCTACCTGTTTTATATCTACATTCCTCATAAATAGGACTTTATAACACCTAACAATTTACCTTTATCTAATTCTGTATCTGCCACCTCTAAATAATCTTCCAATAACTGATCATAATCTTCAAAAACTATTTCAGCATCCACCTCTTCCATCTCAGGTGGTTTAACTATTTTAATTACCCCTTCTTCCGGTTCTGATTTTGGATCACTAGTTATTTTTATTTCAGGTAAGTGCTTATTCATAGATACGAACCTCATTTTACCGTCTGCATAAAAATACACCCCCTTCTCTACTCCTACATCATTAAGTGTTCTTTGCATAGGGTTACCTATAACGTGGAATTTACCTTCTGAGAATCGATCATGAATATGTCCGTTAAATACTTGATCAAATTGTTGGATACGTTCATCGTACATATCTATATCTACATCTATCATAACATTATCCGTTTCAGGCGTATTATGCATCAGTAATATATTCTCCTTATCTGGATGTAGCTCTACATTATCTAACGCTCTGGATATATCCTCTTTACTAGATAAATACGGAATACCTGTGAATCTATACCTTCTATGATCAAAAAAATCATTGTCTATAAGCTTAAAATACTCAAACGACTCATTTAGTACCTGCAATAATGTAGGTGAGGGTTTATCTAAGTAATTTTTCTTAGTCATATCATGGTTACCTGAAATAGCTACAAAAGGTATTCTCTTATTTTCAAAATCTGAAAATACTTCCATTACAGGTACTAATACATCTGCACTTACTGTACCATGCTTTTCAAACATGTCTCCACAAAACACTACAGCATCTACATCCCTATTTACAGCAGCTCTAAGTATTAGTTTTAAACACTTTATATGGTCATTTAATCTATCCTCCGCACTACCAAACCTACTACTATTATGTATATGTATATCTGAAAATACTATTATCATAAGAAATCTGTTATAAGGTTCTCTTCGTTAGGTAATGGGATAACACATCCCCTTTCGGCCATTATAGCTATTACCTCTTCTATAGCTTCTGAAAATTCTTTGGTATTCATCCTTGAAAATCTTTTACTCTCAAAGGTTATTACTTCAGTACCTGCTATCTCTGTTATAACCGGTTTCTCTTCTAATACACCCATGCGTAGGTACATATATGCCTGGTCCTTTGTTACCTTCTCTCCTTGTGTTTCTAGAATCCACCTCTGAATAATAGGTACCATAACTCCCCAAATGTACCTATTCTGCCTGTTGGTTCTGTTTCTATAATATTTTGATACTTCTAATATTACAGATTTACCCACCCATCCTCTAGCCCTGAATATATTCTTGATTTTGAGGTGTTCTTTAGGTTTAAGTAGACCTTTATCAGTAATTACTGCTTCTAAACTTATCTTAGACATATTATCGTTATTATTATTAAATCTAAAAATAAGGGCCCGGTTAAGGGCCCAATCCACGCTAAACTACAGATCAATACCTTCCATCAGAGTCCCTAACAACTCATCATCGCTATCTTCTAAGTTATCTATATCTAACACTTCATCATCCTCAACTTTCTCAGTCTTTTTAGATTTAGTTGCCTGCTTCTTTTTAGGTTCGGTATCACCCTCTTCTAAATCTTCCACATCATACTCTTCCCCATACAAATAACTCCGTATTGCTGCACGTAACTCTTCGTTAGGTTTCAACTCCTGCTTAAAGTGCCCAACAATATCGTAAGGTTTATAATGCTCCTCAGATACCGGAACCCTACTAGGGTCTAAGATAGCTGAATATCGGGTATCCTTACCTGACCCTGTTTTCTTGATAGTGATAGAGTACCCTAACTCAGGATGAAAAATACCCCACCCTTTTGAACCTGCTATAGTACTGGGGCTCTGTACTATTTCTTGAATACCTTCCATAAGACTTATAGGGGCTTTTAGCACTCTCTCTGGACCCGCAATCTCTGAACTGACTACTTCACCAGTATCCAAATCTATATTTGGTTTTACCGGTACAATAGGCATGTAAAATGCGTAGTCCCTACTAAAATTCCTCCAGTCACTAAGCAATGAGTTGATAGATGGCTTGTTTAGTTTTCTAGCCTTCTGTATCTCATCTTCAATAGGGCACTCTTCTCCAATAGATGCTGGAGACCTGTAATACTTCTGGTTTATCCAGTACCCTAAACCTTCGATTGCATAATCCCATTCAGACCCTTGGTTTGGTAGTGGTTTAAGTAATCGGATTTGTCTAGGTCGATCTGTCTCTAACTGTCGTGCCTCTAGGATCTTTGTTGACCCTCTTTTTGCTTTGTTGATCTTTTCAGTTAACCCTGAAATTTTCTTCGGATCGAATCCTGCCATAATCTACAATTTATTAGTTAATTAATTTAGTTTAATCTCTTTTATATCTGCCCAACTCTCATCAGATATCTCTACTTCTGATTCCATTATTAAGTTATCCCATGACCTATGGAAATACTCCTCTACCGGCAAGTTATTGAGTACGCCCATAATCTCTCTTATAACGTACTTTGTGTTATTTTTATTGCTGTAAGCTAATATAGCGTCATGAATAGAGTTTACCTGTATAGGTACATCATAACCTGGATACTCATACTCAGTACCTAACCGCATACGTATGAGTACCATACTCATAGTTAGGTAATCTCCTGCCGTACCTTGTATAGGCATGTTAATAGCTGCCCGGATATCCAAGCTCCTTAGAAATTCGTCTCTAGAGGATATATTAGGTAATATCCTCTGTCTACCAAACCAGTTACGTACTTTACCGAATTTCTTAGCTTTAGCCTCGTATATTTTATGGTACTTTCTAATACCTGGGTACAACCTAAAAAATCCTTCATGCTGCCTAGCTGCTTCAGCTCTACTGATAATTACCGAATACTTCTCTTTAAGGTGTTTCTGATAGCCTCCAACAGACATTAGATACAATAACCCGAAATTTCTAGCTTTAGCGTGGAACCTGGTTTTAGATTTGGTATCCTCATCTAATCCGTACCATTCTTCTATTGGTATATCCATACTATGTGCAGCACCTATAGCATGTAAATCTTTTTTATCTTTGTAAGCCTCTACCATAGTCTCATCCTTACTAAACTCTGCCATGAATCTTAACTCTGCTTGGCTCAAGTCAAACTGTAGTAAGTGTTTGCCTTCTGGTGCTACAAATGATTTTTTTACGTATCTAACCATCTCGGCTAACTCTTTATACTGCACCCTAAACTCGTTAGGTAGATTCTGTAGATTCGGTCCTGACGAACTTAACCTACCAGTATCTGTACGATGCTGATGAAATGATGTATGCACCCGGCCGTTAACCACCTTCTTCTTAACCCCTTCTAAGTATGTTGATCTGTTCTTAGCTAGCTTTCTACGTAATAAGAACTTATCTATAAACCCTGTATCATCCTTTATATCAACTAGAGTAGCTTCTGAGGTGTTTTTAATCTTAGTTTTAAACCCGAAACCTTCTTTAGAGTATAACAAACCCTTCATCATAGGTACAGATGCTAAGTTAAGTGGTTTAGCTACTTCTCTAACGCCTGTTTTAATGTCTCTAATACGCTCTTTAGCTCGTTCTATATAATACTCTTTATTACCTTCTTCTGACTCCCATTTATGTATTTTTGCTTTATCCTGTTTTATAGCTTTATCTATTTCTCTCTGTATCCTGGCTTCATCGTACCTTATAACCTGGGGATAACTCATTAATTCTTTGGTTATATCCTCCTCTAATTTCTCTGAGTATGCTATAGCTTCATTCAACACCTCTATATCTACATCCATCCCTCTATGCTCAGCCTCAAACAAAACTTTGGTTCCTGGTGCTACTATGTTTCTATATAACCTAGTTAATGTCTCATCCATTTGAGCCTCAAATACCGCTGCTAGTAGTATTGTGATACTAGTATCCGAAGCAGCATACTTACTCAATATATCCAAAGGTACCTCCTTCCACCTGTATGCCCCTACCTCTGTATCGTAACCTATAGTATCTGGAAAGTATTCTCCAGCTACTTGCTTTAATCTCCTATTGGTCACTGTATTATCTAAAATAGAATACATGACCATAGGGTCATCATATCTACCCCTTAAATCCATACCTATTTTCTTAGCTACATGCATATCAAACTTAACGTTCCACCCTATTTTCCTTACATCTGGATTATTAAATATACCGTCATTCAACTGCTTTAGTATGTACTCTCTAACACTATCTGGTATAGGATTCTCAAAGTGTTTTAACGGTATAGTATAGCTTATACCTGGTTGCGGTGTGATACTAAGCAACGAAGCATGAAAATCATCCCTATACCACTCATAATCTTGCGCTTTCTCGTCATCTACGTAAGTCTCAAAGTCAAAAGCTACTACACCCGTCTCTTTAACATGTATAATACAGTTATCTATATCTGTTTTAGTTCTAACCTTAACCTCCTCAGCGAAGGCCTTACCTTCTCCTCCGGTAGATTTCAGATACATAGCGGAGCTTATAACTTTAGCGAAGTCCATAAGATCAGCTTCTCTACGCATTAGAAAAGCTATAGACGGGGTTATAAATATAGATTGACCCCCTCTAACCACTGGTTGTTTATCCCACTGCATAACCGACTTACCAGTGTGTGCCCTACAATAACCTGAACTCACTATTATGAGCGCTTCTTCGTTATACGTTTTTACTAACTTATCAAATAAACCATCCATATTACGAAAATTGTCTGGTGGCGGCTTTATAGTACTATACTCATACTTAGGTTTATTTTCAAAAGCCTCTATAATATCACCTAACTTATATATGTCATCCTTACGATCGAATATAAATCTCATAGTACCTTAATATTTTTACCCTCTACTGTAGTTTCATTTCTCTGTATATATCTCTTCAGCCTGTTCTGTATAGCTATCTTATCCTTCATTTTCGTAGTATTTTTTATATAGTCTACTACTTCCTGTACTGGTTTCTCTAACCCTATAAATTTGGTTATATCTTTATCGGATATTTCTACTACTTGATCTAAGTAGTAATTACCGTCGTCCTTTTGTAACACATCTAGAGCACACCGGTTAAATGCTGTGCATTGTAGGCACTCTGTATTTTTAGGGTCGAACCCTACTCCGAAACACTTAGGTAAATCATCCGGTAGGGTGCTTCTTAATGATACTGGTTTTACGTACTTTACGTTCATCTATTAGATTCTCTATTTTCCTGTTTATATAAAATGCGGCCTTCTCTAAATTCTGTAATTCGTCACCTTTTCTATCTCTCCTTTTAATGTACTTTAAAACATTGCCTAAATGGAAGCATAGATCCCAGGCCTCAATTACTTTTATAGCTTCATAAGGGTCATCTTTACCCCCATAATGTTCTGGATGTTTAATCATATTTTATTGTATAACCTTCTGATTTATAATATTCTATACGTTTTTTAGAATGGTGTTCTAACCCTCCTTTGTCATAAAAATCGTGTATCTCTACTTTATCTAACACACCATCATTCCTGATAGCTCTACCTGCTACCTGCTTTGTACTAACCTCATCTTGACCACCAAAACAAGATATTAATACCTGTATATCCGGTATATTTATCCCTTCCTTTATTATAAAAGTCGTCAATAATACTCCCGAAGGATCTTTAGTATATTTATCTATAACTGAATGCCTATCTGGATCCTGTCCATGTGTGTAATATATATTATTAGGGAGGTACTCTAATAAATTCTCACAATGCTCTATAAACTTACACACTATTAATATCTTCTGATTAGGTCTACTCTTTACTATTTGAGCAATTTTAGTATTCCTCACCGGGTGCACCTTTAGGTATTCTGAATAATCAGTACTTTTAGCCAATACTGGATAATCTATCTCATGCATATAAACATCAGCCTCTAATGTTATACCCTTTTCCTGATTCTGTTTATTAGTTATCCTAACTATACGTGGACCACACATACCTACTAACATAACTTGGTCTATCTTCTTATCTTTATCGTAAGCTGTACCAGAAAAGAAATACCGGTAACTACACTTTAATTTAGATAATACTTTCTCACCTGTCTTGTTACCTAGATTATGGCTCTCATCAGCTATTAAGACATCAAAATACTCTGATATCTCTTTATTTATACGTCTTGATAACGTCTGTACCATAGCTACCGTTATCCTACGTAAACGGATTGTAGGTCCTTGTATAATTCCTATCTCATCTTCACCGTATATATCAAAAAAAAATCTTATAGTTTGCCTGAATAAGTCTGTACTATTAACTAGTATTATAAAATCTTTGTCTGGGAAGTTTCTTATCAAAGATGCGAATATAGACGTTTTACCACTACCTACAGCTGCATCTATAACTCCGTGAGTACTAGGGGTACCATTCCTATATTTATGGTTCATTATATCCCTAACCGCATCCTCTTGATCTGGTGTCAACGTCCATCCATTACCTACAGCTGTATCTAACTCCTCTACCTCTAAAGGATCTGAATGTGTTACGACTTCAACCTCATATGATTGTAGAATATTGAGAACCGAGTCAACAAAACCGGATTTAAAAGTACCCGTACCTGTCATAAAATATTTATACCCATCCCACCCTCTACCATAAGCGTCGGTATATTGGTAACCATCTACCCTAACTTTCATACGCTCTCTAACTGCCCTTATAACGTTTCTAGGGGCTATTAGCTTAGATTCATATGGTCCTACTCTAATCTCCATCAACCATTTATTATTTTACTTAATTTACTGTGTTTAATATCTACTTTAGTTACCTCCTCATCTTTTACACCGTATAGAACATATATAGGGAAAACTTTATTGTGTTGCTCGAATATACCATCTATATGTTTTCTAGCGTTTATTTTTCTACTCTCTATAAATTCACGCAACTTAATCAAGTGATACTGATCCTCCACTGTCATAGTGGTTATTTTCTTGTTGTAGTGCTCAAATGTTTTCCTTGAGTAGTATCTAAATAACCTTTCAGTCTTATCCGGTGACTCATCATTCTCTACTGTCATTAACTGATCTACCCTATTTAATATATCTTCATTATAGTACTTGAATTTATTTATCCCATACCCTCTTACCATCAAATCTATACCTATATTAATATACATCACCGCCATTTCTTGGTATGTTTTGCCATACACTTTAGAAAGATCCTCTATAATAGGGTGCATCCATATGAGTATATTATACCCCCTAGTACCTTTAGCTAATGAATGAGCTATCTTATGTTTTCGTAGTAGTCTCTGTTGCCTCAATATAGTATTTAGTTCATCTAACTCATCGTTATTAATAAAATAGGTTAAAATCTTTTCTTGAGTAACTTTAGTTATCCTCAAATCTTTTAGACCTTTCTTCAAGTCATTATAACTTATCATATTTCATCCAGTTTGAGTATGTAAATTTAATTTTATCTAGTTTATGGTATTTTTCGAAACCTAAACTGTTCGCATCACCTTCTGGAGACACCTTGATATACACTTCTTTCCCCTTCAACTTCGAAGCTAATTTAAATGCTTGTGACCCATACCCTGG